GATCTCGATTTGATAAAAATGTTGATTGGGAACTTCTTAGATTTTCCACACAAAGAGATACAGTAGTTATTGGCGGGTTTTCAAAGATGTTTAAACACTTCTTATTCTTAGAATCTCCGTCTGCCGTGCTGTCTTATTGCGATTTAAGATTTGGAAATGGCAATGTATATGTCAAATCTGGGTTTAGCAATAAGGGGATTACGCCACCTAACTACTGGTATTATTATAAAAAAGATGGTAGATTTGGCAAGTTTGAATCAAGACTAAAGTATCAAAAGCATAAGTTAAAGCATTTATCAAACTATCATGATAGTAAAACTGAATATGAAATCATGCAGGAAAATGGATTTCTAAAGCTATACGATTGTGGTAATATTAAGTATATTTACTATACAGAAGAGGGGGTTTAAACCCCCTCTTTTTGTTCTAAGGATTTATTAGAATCTACCAACAACAGTTGAGAACTCTACACCTGTTCTAACAGCTACGAAATTGAGTTGAATGTAGTTAATCGAACGGTTGGGCTTGATATAGATATCACCCCAGAACTCGTTACGGTCGATTCTTTCAGGCGTGTTATTGGTGTTGTCACAGACTACCAGGAAGTCAGTAATACCTCTTCTAGCCTGCACGTCTCTCAGATAAGGAATGATAAGATTACGGAACTGTGATCTCGTAAACTCATCATTGAACTCGAATAGTGAAAACTTAGCAGCCTGAGAGATTGCCTTCTCAAGTGTGATGAACAGTCTGCGTACATTGATTCTATCGAATGCCGAAGGCTTCAGAGTTGCAGTCTTATCACCATACAGAACGGTGCCTTGACCTGGGAAGGAAACAACTGGATTGATAGCATTCTTATAGAGAAGATCTCTATCAGCTTGTGTTGGATTCCATCTCAGCTTAATGATGTTTCTGATTTGACCGCGGTTGAAACCAGCAGGGCTCCACCATGCATCGTTAGTTGCATCAGTTCTAGCGGCAAGACCGGCAATATCACCGTTTAGAGGAACATAACGGTAGATATCATTGTACTTGTCATAGATATACTTGTAACCAGTATCAAGCATTGCGTAAGTGGTATCTCTTACGTTATCCTTCCAAGTTACAAGAGATTGAGCTTCCGTTCCGCGGTTGTTTCTGACGATTGAATCATCAGGACTGATGAATACCACGCAGTCCTTACGAAGTTCTGCAATATTATCAATCAGATAGTTACCAAGCTGTGTATTAGATGCACCACCGCGGGGCTTACCTGCCATCACCAGCGAGATGTCTACTGTTTCTTTTGACTTGAACAAGTCATATGCGGCTGTTAAAGTAGTAACAGGAACAGTTGATTCATCGGCGCCATCTTGACCGCCTACAAAGTCAATAGTGAGAGGACGTACATTAGTCGAAGAAACAACAGACTGAGCATTTGCGGAAACAGCACCAACACGGTCATTTACCGCCCAGACGTACTTAGAACGTTCATTAATCACGGTCCTGTAGTAGATCGAAGCACCATCTGCGCTCTTCGCATCTGTAGCTCTAGATACATCTGGGAATACTTCCAGAACATTACCAGCAATACCACTGAACTGACCATCTTGGTCGACTACAATAACATGTAGCGTATCAACAGCAGCTGTATTGCCGTAAGTAGCTACCCAATCAGATGTAGCAGGAGCTTTTGTAACTACGTTAAAGAACTCCCAAGTTCTGTTTAGATTTACAACAGTCGTATTACCGTTAACAGTATTGCTAATAATATAGTTATCAGCAAGCTTGTTTGTATCAGAGAAGCTCACATTTACAAAAGCGTGTGTGGTGTTTGTTGCAAGCGTTCCAATAGATGTAATCTTCAGGAACTGAGTACCAAGTGAGGCATTGCCGATTCTTACCAGATCGTTGACAGAAAGTTGTGCCAAGACGGTATTAGCATACGTATTTGCAGCACCCGAGTCGTTACTCGAAAGAAACTCTAGTCTACCAGTATTTGATCCCACATCAATTCTGAACGAACCTGTAATAGTATTACCTGTCTGTTCACCGATAAGATTAATAGCCGATTCATATGCAGATCTGCTATCACATACGCTAACTCTAAGTGAGTTACCAAGGGCACCGGGATACTTTGCCACATAAAGAGCATTCGAGTTAAATGAAACCTTTGATTCAAAATCTTCTCTATTTCTTACGGCAACAGAAGCAACGTTAACAGCACCCGTATTAGCAACAGCGTTCAGTGCAGAGTTGACATCTGAGTTTGTTGTATTACCTGCACGTACTACTAGCAATGCATTGCCATATCCTAGGAAGTTAGCCGCAGTAAAGAATGTCTCTGGATTGAATGCTGTTGGCTTGCCAAATTGTTCTACCAGCTTATTTTCAGAATCAATCAGAACTCTTTCACCAACTGGTCCCCAACGGAATACACCAGCAAAAGCACCAACAGATGCGGAAACGCCAGGAACGGTAGTTGTAAGATCTACCTCAGTTACATTTACACCTGGACTTACTAAAAATGCCATATCTTATTTCTCCTTTCTAAGGACCCCATAACTCTTTTCTTTATTTATTTAGAAAGAATCCTCAGTTATAGGAAACCAATCCGGTCTAGGTGTAAGATCAATTATTTCTTGTTCTTGATATTCACCGGTGTCTATAAAGCCGAACGGGAGAAGATCTTGTTCTATTTCTTCTTCGGTCTTTTCTCTGAGTTTAGCTAGTGTATTGATAGAGGTTAAATCTTTAAAATAAGACTGATCCGAAAGCCAAGCAAATAGAACTAGCCCCATTACAAGGTCGTCATGTTTGCCATCTTCGGCTTCGTATGACTTGCCCTTTCTAGAAAATGTAGAAAGTTCATGTATTGTATGAAAATCATTAATGATCAACTGGTTTTGTTCTATAAGTAGTTTCAAGATTGAACAACCAGTTGCTTTTACTGATGCTGTGGTTCTAATACCGCGGTCAATATTCTTACCAAATCCCGATGTGATTCTTTTTCCGGCTCTACCAGCTGATTCTGTCATGAGAATGTTTTCGTATTCAAAGTCATAATATAACGATGTAGCAACTTGTTCACCGATATCGTTTATTTCTACCAATATTGCTGCATTATTATAGGATTTTGCTACTCGGAAAATAATCTCAGCATAGTCAATGGGTGTAACCAGATTATTTCTATAAACACATACTTGTCTGTAGGGCATTTCTGTGATATCAATCATTTGAAAGGCCGAATAGTCCAATCCTTTACCTCTAGATACGTCAACTATACAAACGTATGATCTAGTAGGATTCGGGTCTTCGAACTTAAACAGTCCATCCTTCGCGAAGATTGGTGTCTTATGTACTAGTTCCTTAAGCTTCCAACCAGCCACAAGAGTGCCAGATGAACCTAGTACCTCACATTCAAACTCCTGTGCAAATCGTTCAAGATCATTATTTAGAATCTTTAGTGTTTCTTGGCGCCATTTTTCATCTCTACCCGGAACATCTCTCCATGTAGATAATATAGGATTGTAGTTATTAAGTCCAGCTCGAGCACCTTCCCATATAGAATGAAACAATCCCATTCCATATGGAGTTGATACCATTATGATTTTTGTTTCTTCACCAGCAGAAATCGTAGGCAATACTGATGTTAAGAACTCGTCAAAATGAGGAATGTGGGCTGCTTCGTCGATGAGAAGAGCATGCAACGTATAACCGCGGATAGCAGATGAAGAGGTCGCCGATGCAATAATACGGCTGCCATTTTCCAAGACAAACGTGTGTTTATTCCAGGACACAACTCCTTGTTGTAACCACTTGGGTATATTTTCATATGACGTTTGAATCTTAGCCAAGATTTCCTTTGCTGTAGCTTCCTTGTTAGCCAGCAAACCCACAGTTTTATATTCATTGAAGATAATATAATGGATCATAAAAGCTCGGACAGACTCGGTTTTACCTTGCTGCCTCCCCATCATGCAAATAGTATTTCTGTTTTCATGCATTGATAGAATAAACTTCTTCTGATAATCTCTCAGTTTAATAGGAACTAGTCCACGTTCTGTGACAATTTTGATGTATTTTTCAATGAAGTAGATGATATCATCCTTACATTTAATGTACTCTTGTACCATTTCAGGTGTCCAAGAAATAGGGACCTTTGAACCCTTCAGTAGTGAGTTACCTCTATAAAAACGATTGGTCTCTAAATAGGAATCGTTCATGTAATATTCCAACTTTTATATTTACTTAAAAACGAAGGAGTCCATGTAATATTCCAAAGTTCGTTGATCATGGAATATTTATGAAGCATAAACTGCATTTGTCTCCATTTGGGAAAATGTTTCCATGAATACTCACTTTGTTGTTTACAGTGACTTTTTTGTTGGTATAATCATTTATGGGAAAACATAATATCTGGTTAATATGACTAATCTGTCTTACCGGTAGTCTTACCGGTAAGTTTAGCAATCATACTTGCTAACTCTGATGTACTACCAACAAAAAGGTTGTTATTGGTAATGTGTTGTTTACCATCATCACTGACGAGTTTATCTGCTTGTTCAATGC